CGGTGATGGACTTGGCGATGGTGTTGGGTTTGGAGTACTACTTGGCGACGGACTTGGACTTGGTGATGGTGTCGGTGCCGGTGTACTACTTGGTGAAGGGCTTGGAGTTGGTGAATGACTTGGTGTAGGAGTTGGTGTTGCAATATCAATATCCACCCCGAAATCACAATTAGGTGTTGGGCTCGGTGATGGGCTCGGACTTGGTGACGGTGTAGGTGATGGGCTCGGACTTGGTGACGGTGTAGGTGATGGAGTCGGTGCCGGTGTACTACTTGGTGTAGGACTCGGTGATGGTGTAGGTGTAGGAGTTGCAATATCAGTGTCTACTCCGAAATCACAATTAGGTGTTGGGCTCGGTGATGGGGTTGGAGTTGGTGAATGACTTGGTGTTGGTGTTGGTGTCGGTTTAAACGGATCAAAATCAACTATGGTTGGACAAGTACATTGAGTTGTGTCTATGGAATATACTGTAAATCCTGTAACGACCTCCCCATCGTTGAGTACGGGAGCAAGGTTGAATTGGTGGTTATGATCACCGTGAGCCATGGTTTCAACACCCTCATAAACGGTACCCATGTCACCTCGGGCTTGACCTGAAACCACATAATCACATTCGGCACTGTCAGGTTGAGTATATTGGTCATCAACCCACAAGGATAATTTAAATTTAGCACTATCGGTCAGTTGAACATTTAAATATTGTACCGTTGTTGTACATGTTGGTGTTGGGGTTGGTGAATGACTTGGTGTTGGTGTTGGTGTCGCAATATCAGTATCTACACCAAAGTCACAGTTAGGTGTTGGTGAAGGACTTGGAGACGGTGATGGAGTCGGACTTGGTGATGGACTTGCCGTTGGATCAGGGGTACTACTTGGTGTAGGTGATGGGCTTGCAGTTGGATCAGGTGTCGTACTTGGAGTTGGACTCGGAGTAGGACTCGGAGATGGTGTAGGTGTTGGTGTTGCAATATCAGTATCTACACCAAAGTCACAATTTGGAGTCACACTTGGAGTTGGACTCGGTGATGGTGTTGGGGACGGACTTGGTGTTGGTGAAGGACTCGCGGTTGGATCAGGTGTCGTACTTGGTGTAGGTGATGCCGTTGGATCAGGGGTACTACTTGGTGTAGGTGATGCCGTTGGTGCTGGTGTTGCACTTGGTGATGGAGTTGGTGTTGGAGTCGCAATATTAACATCTACCCCGAAGTCACAATTAGGTGTCGGAGATGGTGATGGACTCGCAGTCGGGTTAGGTGTACTACTTGGTGTAGGACTCGGTGATGGACTTGGAGTTGGAGATTGGCTTGGGGTTGGAGTTGGAGTTGCAATATTAACATCTACCCCGAAATCACAGTTAGGTGTTGGACTTGGACTTGGCGACGCAGTTGGGTTTGGAGTACTACTTGGTGTAGGACTCGGAGTCGCACTTGGTGACGGTGTAGGTGTAGGAGTTGCGATATCAGTATCTACACCGAAATCACAATTAGGTGTTGGGCTCGGTGATGGTGTCGGTGATGCCGTTGGTTCTGCCGTAGCCGGTGGTGTTGCTGTTGGATTAGGTGTTGGTTCAGGAGTTGCGTTAGGTGTTGCTGTTGGTGTAGGGGTTGATATGTTTACATCAACTCCGAAGTCACAATCCGCAGTTGCTGATGGTGATGGGGTTGGAGTAGGACTTGCAGTTGTTGATGGTGTAGGGGTAGGAGTGCTACTTGGACTTGGTGTTGGTGTAGGAGTTGCAATATCAGTATCTACACCGAAATCACAATTAGGAGTACTACTTGGAGTAGGACTTGCAGTAGGTTCAGGTGTGTTACTTGGTGTTGGACTTGGTGTTGGGGATGGGGATGGTGTAGGTGTTGGTGTTGTAATAATAATATCTACCCCGAAGTCACAATTAGGTGTTGGAGTAGGACTTGCGGTTGTCGAAGGAGTTGGGGTAGGAGTCGCTGTAGTTGACGAAGTCGGTGTTGGTGTTGCAATATCAGTATCCACTCCGAAATCACAATCGGCTGTTGCTGAAGGTGACGGAGTTGGTGTAGGGCTCGCAGTTGTTGAAGGGGTTGGAGTTGGAGTTGCAATATCAGTATCCACTCCGAAATCACAGTCCGCAGTTGCCGTTGGACTTGGTGTTGGAGTAGGACTACTACTTGGTGTAGGTGTAGGAGTTGCGATATCAGTATCTACTCCGAAATCACAATCTGCGGTCGCCGATGGACTTGGTGTTGGTGTTGGACTTGCGGTAGTTGAAGGTGTAGGGGTTGGGGTTGATATGTTCGTATCTACTCCGAAATCACAATCTGCGGTTGCCGTTGGGGTTGGTGAATGACTTGGTGTAGGAGTTGGTGTTGCAATATCAGTATCTACTCCGAAGTCACAATCGGCAGTTGCTGAAGGTGACGGACTTGGTGTTGGTGTTGGAGTTGAACTTTCTGTTGGTGATGGTGATGGTGTAGGGGTCGCAATATCAGTATCTACTCCAAAATCACAATCGGCAGTTGCTGAAGGTGATGGAGTTGGAGTCGGTTCCTCGGTTACACTTGGACTCGGAGTTGGAGTAGGATCTGCAGTTACACTTGGACTCGGAGTTGGAGTAGGATCTGCAGTTACACTTGGACTTGGACTCGGAGTTGGAGTAGGAGTTGAACTTTCTGTTGGTGATGGTGTTGGTTCAAAATATTCTTCAAAATCACCGTCAATGTCACAATCCTGTGTTACTGTTGGGGTTGGAGTTGGTTCAGGAGTACTTGTGCCTGTTGGTTCAGGTGTACTACTTGCCGTTGGTTCAGGAGTACTTGTAGATGTTGGTTCAGGTGTACTACTTGCCGTTGGTTCAGGTGTTTCTGTTGTGGTTGGTGCCGGTGTTGCCTCAGGTGTACTACTCGCAGTTGGTTCAGGAGTACTTGTGCCTGTTGGTTCAGGTGTACTACTTGCCGTTGGTTCAGGTGTTTCTGTTGCGGTTGGGTTTGGTGTTGCATCAGGTGTACTACTTGGGGTTGGAGTTGGTTCAGGAGTACTACTCGGAGTAGGACTCTGAGTTGGGTATGGTGTCGGTGTTGGTGTGGATGTTGGTTCGGGCATTCTTGTCTGTCCAACACAATATCTACTAATCTCATATGTGATTGAACCGTCATTTACGATATCAATGATTTCATAACAATCATTGTTAACATATTGAATCACATTTGCACTTTGAGTGATTAATTGTATTTCAACAAAATCACCTATAGAGTAATTGGAATCGTATACCGCGTATTTTATATCACCTAAATTATAGTTACGTAATTTAAACGCGGTTATCTCATTACAATCTATGTCAAAGACAGGTCTTTCCAAGTCATTGATATGTGGTATATCCTTACAATCAAGTTCATCTTGGAAATACTGTTGTGTATTCAGATCTAAATTTTCAAACTTCTGTTCTGTGTGTTGTAATAAAATTAAATCTTCTCCATCACCGTTAAAGATAACAACAGTATCACATGGAAAATCCGTGTGTCCTGTCGGAGTATTTAATACAGTTACATTTAAATGATAATAAAGATCTCTACTACAATAGTCCAAATCCAATGAAGTAACCTCCACCGGAAATCCAAATTCATTAATTAAGTAATCACCATTCTCATAGTAATCCTCATCATAACTACAACATGGGTCTACACCTTCTTCAGGTCTAACTGTTAATTCTTCAGGATATTTCTCAATAAATTCAAAACGACCACTATCATTTGTTAATACCCTTACCTTACTATTGGGAAGGACACTGAATCTATTATTAATTCTATTAACCTTAATGGACCCCATACAATCTTTATTATCGACTAAGACTGTTTGGTACCACATAGAGAATCCATAACCCTCTATAGGTGAATCAAAGAAAGATTGTGAACCATATGGACAATCTTTGTAAGATGCCGATAGTAAGTGATCCCCAATTCTAATATCTTCTGAATTTATATATGTCGCATCCCCCGAATCAATGTGTGTTTGAATGACTCTCCAATCATCAGTTTCCCCAATGATAAGACCATCATTTAATTTTAAGACTTTAGTATTTTGTCTAATACCATAATCGAATGTTGGTCTGTATTGAACCTTAGGATGTAATGTATATCCAAAGTAGTTATCACAATATGTTACTCCACTCTGAGATTCAATTGGGTTTTGATTTTCATTAGGTAAAAAAGAATCTATAGTGTAATTGAAATAATGACTCTTACCTGTGGGGTCCCACTCCATTTTTTGTTGGAGACCTTCTATCCTGATTTTTTGATCACAGTTCGCCGCATCAGTAATGATGACATCAAAAACGTCCGTCTCTTTAACATCTCTAATAACAAACGTACATGAATTTATACCGTTAGATGCTGAACCTGAGGACCCACCCTCATCAAAGTCCGCACCCATAGCACATGGACCTAAATATTCAACAGTGTATCCTGTGATGGCCTCATTGTACCCACCTACACAATTCAAGAATATATTTACCGGCCAATCGGTATTGTATGGTGGACAATCAGTACATGGGTCACCATCATCTACAGTATCTTCATTTCCAAAAGTAATACCTGAAACTTCCAAGTAAATGTCAGAAGACAATGTACAATTATCTTCATCTTCAGGTAAAACATACATATCTCCTGTACCACGAACACTAACCTGTGGGTCACATTCGGTACTTCCTGTCAAATATGCAGATGACCAATAAAAATCAAACGTAGATGGATCGATACAATCGAAGTCAGTTTCTAAGTACTGATCACCATTGTATGGCCAATTAGGGTTTAAAGTGTAAAGTTGTACATCATATTTGTACGGTACTATCTTGATCTTTCTAACACCATCACTATCAGTGTATATTTCAAAACTTAGTATTGGTGCAATTTCATAATCATATTGCTCACTATTAGACGTTAATTCAGTATTGAAATTTGTGTCTGTTTCAGTATTTCCCGTTGAATATTCGAACCATCCCGCATGATGAGATATCGTATCATATCCCGTGTACTTGGTTCTCTTATAGAACATCTTATTGATTTGATTATCAATAATGTCTCTAAGTTCGTTCTCCCATAAACAATCAAGTATCTCTCTCTGTGGATTCAAGTGACACTTAAAATCACAAAGAAGTGGAAGGTGTCTCGTTTTATCAAACTGAACACCATTAAAATCAACCTCCTGTATTGAGGTACAATCCGATGTTATCTCAAATGGATCAAATAATCCCGCATGTGTGTACTGTTTTGTGATTTGATCACAAGTCATACCACTTTGTATGTTGATCGTTTCACCACTTAGAGTGATTGTATCATCACCGGTGAAAGTTAGTCCATTAAAATCGATGTGAAGGGTATAAGTGACCCCACTAATAATTGTTAAACCCCTGAAAACATCCTTATCACCAAGGATTAGTGTTTCTAAATCTTCTTCAATTGCAGTTTCAAATTCAGGAAAAACAACATCAGTGTACTCATTAATTCGACATGGTTTTTCATAGTCATATTTTGATCTACCAAATGCATGGTTCTCAATGACATTACCCCCTGTCCATAATGTGGTTGCAGGAACAAATTGTTCAATGATCTCAACCCAATGAGGACTAATTCTATTAACAAACTCGTTAATTGTTGGGTTACTGTATGGGTTAGGTACGGTTTCTAAATAACTTGAATAGATATCCTGTAATTGGATGTATGATTTTTGGAACCTAACCGTATGTGAGTTTCTTATTTGTTCATTTAAAACCTGATCTAAGAATTCCGCAAACGTAAAACCTGTTTGTGGGGGTAGAGTATTGGTACCAAATGATACCTCTAACTCTCTCGATTGTCTATAAATGTCGTATTCAATACCCTGAGCGGAAGAAACATATATCTGTATGTTCTTTCTATTGAGTGTTTGTGAATCTTCATCACCTAATAACTCCGCCTTTAGGTTATCAATTGTGTTATGCAATTCATAACCGTAATCAAGACCATAAAACTGTCTATGTAAATCAAAATAATCCTCACCGTAGGTAAAGTCTTTATTTTTGGTTTTAATAATCTTAGGATTTACCGTTAGATCTGAATTTTCCTCGTCTAATTCAAGACTTGACCTGTGTTCTAAAGTTTCTTCGTACCAACCCGCACCTTTTTGGAAGAACACATCATTATCTTCACTGATGATTGGTTGTACATCACCGAATTTAGTTGTCCCTGTTAAGACTATTGGGTATTCATTAGTATTGTACGATGTTGTCCCCGAAGTGACCGAAACACCATAGGTAAAACCTGTTGTACTTAACTCACCTATTGTAAATGTCTTAGTACCTTGTGTAAGGTCGTAGATATCACTATCAATGTCAATATCATTCTTTCTTACATCCTCAAATTTATAGGTGTGTTCGTTGATTTTAATCAACGGTTCAGGTGCACCAATAAATCTTAAAAAGAATTCTATTGCTTTCCTTGTACCTTTAGATTTATATATGTGGACAAGATTAATAACTAATCTTCTGTAGAACTCTATCTCCGCCTCAACGACGTTCATCCCAAGACTTACCCCATCAAATTGACTTTCAACTCTCGAATACAGGGTTTGTTCTAATCTTTTCTCATCAAAAAGGTTTACGTTATCTAAACCTAATGTGTTGGATAGATTCTTTAATAGGGTGTCAGGTATATTATTGATTTTATCATAACTCACATTTCTCATGTAAGCTATGTTGTCAATAAATTTCTTTATACTATCAAACCCACCACCATAAATTTGGAATATAGACCCCATTCTTTGGTCCTCAGTATCAAATTCATTTAAAGATGCTGTGGTTAAGAACCTTGTGATGATATTGGATTTATATTGATCTACCTCATCACCTATTGTTTTTAGTTTATCGAGATATCCCGCATATTGAGTACCTGCAATCTTAATATTCCAACCGTCTTTAAAGATCGGCCAACTTACACGTGTTATTGTGGTTTCTGTTTTTGACCCGTCTAAACTATCTTGTGGTAATTTAAACTCGATTGTGTATTTAGGGGTACTCTCTCTATCTATAATGAGTGATTCTAAATCATCTAAACCCCCGTAGAATTCCTCTACAATTGAATCAATAGGTCTTACTAAATAACTTTGATCGTATGTTGACCCCGTAAAGGGTTTACCTTTAACTGTTAAGGTTATTAAACCATCATTACCCGCTTTTTGGTAATTGATGATATCGAATGTCTTACCCTCAACTGATAAGGTGTATTTTTTATATTTTGAAAAGAAGTTTCTAAACTCATTTATGACCTCGGGTTGTGTATTACTTTGAGGTTTATCAAGTACAATATCCAACGGATTGAATATTTTAGACTTCTCTAATTTAAAGGTTGTGATGTGACTACCTGAATTGTAGTTAATATTCTCAGCGGTGTATTGTGAGAATGATACGGGAGTATCTGCATCAATGTAGAATCCCGCAGGAAACTTCTCAATGATTCTTTTAACTGACGCAGAAAGTCTTTTACTTAATGACCCATATAAAGTTTTGTTACCTCCGTCTTTATTGGATCTGAAAGTTACCTTCTTGTCTTTTGTTTTTTGTGATGTTGATGATTGTGTTTGTGGGGCTTCTGTTTCCTGATTTAAATCATCTAATGTTAAAAATTCAGAGAACGGAAGACTCTTAAAACTTTTATTATCTCTCTCAGGAATGGATTTTTCTACAGAAAAGTTAGTGGCAGTAAGTTGTGACGACCCATCGGTAATTTGATTACCGACCAAGTTGTCGTTAAAGGTTTCCCTTCCACTTGCTACCTGACTTGGAACTTTTCTTTTCGCCATTATTCTGTGATGTCGTCAAAATTTTTAGTTTCATCAATTTCGTCCCTTTCTTCCCTCACCTCGAACAGTGTCTCATTGAACTCATCTCTCACTTCAAACAGGTTGAATTGTTTGTAAATGTTGTTTTCCGCATCGTAAATTGTGTAGATACCGTCAGAAATAGATTTCGTTTGGTTTCCATAGAATGCGTGTGCTAAGGTTGACTCGTCGTGTTCAACCATTTCAACCTCGATCGTGGTTGGGTTAAAAAATGTATTTGATAGAACGATATTTTGTGACGGTTCACCAATAAATGGTACTGTGTTAGGTCTACTCGAAGGTGCCGAAGATGGTGTTACCGTCAAAAACAAAAGGTTTGTTGATTGATCGGTGTATTGGTATCTAATTGCCTTTTGAGTAGTACTCGTTAGATTCGATGTGATCGGAGTACAGTAAAATGAGGAAGTAACCACCCTATAAAAATTAGGTATTTTACTACCATCACTGTTTAAATACTCAATTCTATACCCTACTAAACCTTGGGGTGTGAATTTATTTCTGTCATCAGACGGTACATTACTTAAATCGATAATAATACCTCTCACTGATGGTAAAGACGCAAGAACACCACAATCTGTTATAGATGTTCTAATTTGTTTTGGTCTTAGATGTAATGTGTAAACACCCAACTCATCAAAATCGGACGAGTCTAATTTTAAATTGTACATTCCACCTAAAATTTCAGTGTCGACGGCATCAGTAGCATCTGTCGTATCTGAATTGTGAAAGACAGGTGTTAATACATCTTCTGAGTCTAATTTTTTAAGAAGGACAGGTGCCGTAGCAGTTCTTCCCGAAACGTAATGGTAGAAAATTTCTACATCCGCGGGTGATACATCTGCCGGTCTAACTGTCCCGTAACTACCTACTGCCATAATCTTTTAATTAATAAATATTATTCTATTGTTTTTTAACTTGAAAAAATCCATTACCGTAGATATCTATTTCACCTACGTTGTCTATTTCTCCAAGTCTCAAATTCATTTCTAATACCCCTTGTTTTCCTCTTTCCACAAATACATCGGAGTAAATGTCAGGTTCGTCTATAAAACCAATAAAATGTTCGTTCCTCGTTAACATCTCATTGAAGACCTCTTCCTTGTAAAAATTGGTGGTGGAACCTGTAATAGTCGTTGCACCATTATTGTAATCCCTATAGGTTAAATTATCAATGGTGTATTCTGTATATGTACCCACAGAGTCAGATCCTAATGTTGTGCCTTGATATGTATTTTCACCATATCTCTTTAATTCACTTAACCTACTTCTTCCCATAGCCGCAAAGTATATTGTTGCATCCGCATCATTATCAGTCACATCAAGGTCATTGATGTAATTCTGTGATGTGGTTATATTGGTATAGGGAATGGTAAAAGGACCAAACGTACCGTCTTGGTTAGTGACTGTTGTATTCTCAGGAACTGTAATTTTTTTAGATATTTTTCTCTGAGTCCAACTATTTTCTAATTCAATACTTACCTCGTAAGTTCCTGCAGATGGAAAAGTGTGTTGTACATATGAAAGGTTAGTACCTGTACTTACTCCAATTGTCTGTGTGTTTCCGTCACCCCAATTAATCGTGAAATTTTCATTTCTGATTATTTTTAGTTTATCTCTATTAACAGTATTGTAAAATCTAATAGTATTACCTCCT